AAACCGGAGGCAGATATGGCCGCAGAGATAGCAAATAAATTTGGCGTTGCCAATTACAAAGCCCGGAGATTGGTGAGAACGGAAAGTAATTTTCAGGCTTCAATGGCAGATTTAGCATCATACGAAGAGAGTGAGGTTGAAAATTACATAATTGTTGCAATATTGGATCTGAAAACTTCAGAGATATGCCAAGAGATGGATGGCAAAAGTTTTCCGGTGAAGGATGCAAAGGTTGGCGTAAACATAAATCCGTTTCACCCGTTTTGTAGAACAACAACCGTTGCTGATTTGTCTAAATGGTTTCCAAACCCCGAAAGAAGAGTAAGGGATCCCGTAACGGGAAAAGTCAAAACCATATCGGCTAAAACCACATACAAAGAATGGTATCAGCAGAATGTGGTCAACAATCCGAAGGCTCAGGCAGCAGAAAAGGCGGTTAAGAATTGGAGTGCCGACACCAAGCAATATGAGGCATACAAAAAGCTCATTGAGAAAAAGCACATTGGGAAAACATTGGCAGATTTTCAGGAAATGAAGTACACAAGGCCGGAGTTTTATGATATGCTTAAAACAGACTACCGGAGAAGGAACACCCTCAGGCTCCACCCTGAGAAAGCTCTTCCTGAGATGTCAGCCACTAATTTGCCCGAGCCAAAGTTTACCAAGTATCTATTTGGGGGAGAGAACCCGGATGGACTTGCAAAGGGAGCTGCATTTGAGAGCCGGTTGGGTTACAATGCGGATAATTGGAAAGAGCTGCAAAGAGAAATAAAGGCAGCAGCACCCAAATATCCGGCCACAATCAAAGGCTCAAATGAGTACGGTGTGAATTATGAGCAAAAAATTGTACTGTACGGCAAGAACGGAACGCCTGCCAATGTAGTGGTTGCATGGTTCAAAGACATAGAAAAAGATGAGATGAGAATGGTATCAGCATACATCAAGGAGGTGTGAGTGTGTATAAAGAATTTGATAGAGTAAAGCTAAAAGATGGCCGCATTGGCACGGTAATGGATCACGCTGGCCCGGATTATGTGGTTGATGTGGGAAAATCTGAGAAAGATTATGATACCATCATGGTGAAGCCGGAGGAAATCGAAGGCAAAGCAAAATAAAAAGAATAATTTTGACAATCAGCATCATGCAGCAGTGCATGGTGCTTTTTTGTACCCATTTTTCAGAAAGGAGGAAAGGATCATGAATTTTGGTGCAGCATTGGAAGCAGTGAAACGGGGCAAAGGAATGAGATTGCCTAAGTGGAGCCCGGATGTAGTGATTAGAGCACAATTTCCTGATGAGCACAGTAAAATGACAGCGCCTTATTTGTACGTTGAGAGCAGATTTGGCAGAGTACCATGGAAAGAAACCATGATTGAGTTATTTGCTGAAGATTGGGAAGTTGTAGAGTAGAAAGGCGGTGATCCTTTTTATCTCCCCGGCTGAGGGTTAGAAGGCCCGCCCTGAGAGCCTCAGGAGAGCGTTAAAATACCGGAGGCAATAAAATAATCAATAGCGAACCCACGGGGCCAATCTGAGGCAATATGGGGGCGTGAAGGAGGATAAAATGAAGTATATGAACAATCGTTATGGATGCAGCAAGATATTTGGCAATGCAAGATGCAAAATGCCTATGAATTTACAGTTTTTTGCAGAACCGGATGGCAATGGCGGTGGAGCCGGTGGGGGTGCCGGAGATGCCGGTGGGGCAGCAGGCGGCGAAGGTAACGAACCCGGAGGAGCAGGAACCGGAGAAGGAGGGGGAGGCAATCAGGGCGCACAGAGCTTTGATGATTTCCTGAAAAATCCTGCAAATCAATCTGAATTTGATAAGAGAGTGGCAAAGGCTTTGGAAACACAGAAAGTAAAGCTCACCGCAGATATTAACTCTCAGATTGAGAATGCAAGAACCGAGGCAGAGAAATTGGCCAAGATGAATGCAGAGCAGAAAACTCAGTATGAAAGAGAGAAAAAAGATCAGGAACTCTCCAAGAGAGAGGCAGAGCTGACAGCAAGAGAGCTGAAGGCAACCGCAAAAGAGACTCTTGTGAGCAAGGGCCTTCCTGCATCTTTGGCTGATGTACTCAATTATGAGAATGCTGAGGCTTGTAACAAATCCATTGAGGCTGTTGAGGCAGCTTTCCGTGAAGCTGTGGCGGCAGGCGTGGATGAGAAGCTCAGAGGCGGCAAACCGCCCAAGAAGGCACCGGATGGCACGCAGCTCTACACCAAGGAGCAGATTGAGGCTATGACACCGGAAGAAATCAATAAAAATTGGGATGCTGTTCAGGCATCTATGAAAAAAATGAGCTGATAAGGAGGAAAAAATAATATGTCAGTAACAAATTTTATCCCTACAATTTGGAGCGCCCGACTTTTGGAGCACTTAAATAAAACCCATGTATATGCCGCTCTTGTAAACAGAGATTATGAGGGCGAGATCAAAAATTTTGGTGATACCGTGAAGATCAACCAGCTTGGCCGTGTAACCATCAAGGACTACACAAAAGGAAAGGATATTGACGATCCCGAAGATCTGAGCGGTGATCAGACCATCCTCACCATTGATCAGGGAAAATACTTCAACTTTTCCATTGATGATGTGGATAAGGCTCAGGTAAATCCTAAGCTGATGGATGGAGCTATGCAGGAAAGCGCATACGGCATGAATGATGTTACAGATCTGTTTTTGGCAAATCTGATGGCTGTAAATGCTCAGAACAATGGAAGTTTAGGAACGGATGAGAGCCCGATTGTTCCAACCAAGAATGATGCCTATGATTATCTTGTGGATTTAGGTACAGACCTCACAGAGAAGAATGTGCCTATGCAGGGCCGTTGGGTAGTAGTACCGGCGTGGTTCCATGGCCTGCTCTTAAAGGATCAGCGCTTTGTTGGCAATGGTACGGATTACAACAAGGCTATTTTGCAGGGCGGTGAAGTCGGAACGGCAGCAGGCTTCAGAGTATGGTTATCCAACAATGT